ATGAATCGCCTCGACGGGGCGAGACTTTTGTGACAAGAAAAATAACAATGGCAGCTGCGAGAATCAAGCTAGGTCTACAGGACAAGCTTTACCTTGGCAACCTAGAAGCGAAAAGAGATTGGGGCTATGCAAAAGACTATGTCGAAGCCATGTGGCTAATGCTACAACAAGATGAAGCTGACGATTATGTGATTGCTACAGGAGAGACACATACGGTAAAAGAGTTTTTACAAGAAGTATTTGAGTACGCTGGTCTTGACGTTTCCAAACATGTAGAAATAGATGAAAGATTGTTTAGGCCACACGAGGTTCCCCTTTTACTAGGCGACTCCTCGAAGGCAAAAACTAAGCTTAACTGGATTCCAGAAACAAAATTTAAAGAACTCGCTTACCTTATGTACGAAGCAGACTTTAGAGCACTAAAGAAGGAGATTAGTAATGACTGAAGACAAAAACATGTATCTTAATGATCAGGCAGTGGGAGCACTTATGATGGCGCTACAGAGGTCCCTGCTAGAACAATCTGACATTGTACCAACACTCAAAGGCTTTAAGTTCAGAATGAGCGAAAGTGGATTAATGGTGATGAATCCTCCAACAATTAAAGTAAAAGAGGATTTTGAGGATGCCGAAGTATAATTATAAGTGTTTTGCATGCAACAAAGAGTTTGAAGTTCGTCACTCGATGACAGAAAGCATTGAAAGCTGTACTTTCTGTCAAGAAAAGAATGTTAAGAAGATACCGTCCTTAAATTTTTCAGTAGGAAAAGCTTCCAGTGCCGGAAAATTAGTGAAGGAATACATTGAAGATACAAAGAGACAAGTCTCTGATGAGAAAGATAAATTAAAAAGGGAATACCATGATTGAAATATCACTTTTGTTATCTGTTGTCTTAAATATTTTTCTTTTATGGTATGCTCGAAATACTCTAATAAATCTCTTATACCTTTCCGATGGCTTAGCGGCTCTTTACGAAGATGTCCTAAGCTTTTCGATTCATTTGAAGAAAGTTTATGAACTTGAAAGGTTCTATGGTGATCCAACTTTAACACACCTCTTAGAGCATGCAAATGCACTAAGAGAGGAACTTGAAAATTATGAAGATATTTTTCTCCTCTCCGAACCACCAGAAGATGAGGAGGGCGAACTTGATGACAGCGAGGAGACGTAAAAGAAGTAAAAGAGTATACTTCGGAGAAGATCACGAAAAAGCTATATTAAGATATAATGAGTCCACAGACCCAAGAGAAAAAGAGTTGCTATATAGGACATTGATACAACCAGCATTCTCTGAAATGGTTGATAAGATTGTATACACCTATAAATTTACCAATCTTCCAAATATAGAAGATCTCAAAGAAGACTGTAAAGTTCACCTTACAACGATTATACACAAGTATAGTCCCGAGAAGAAATCTAAAGCCTTCTCTTACTTTAGTGTCATCACCAAGAATTGGTTCATTCACAAGGTTAAAAAGAATAGTTCCAAATCTAGGCGAGAAGTCGATTTAGATGAGTTGACTACTGAACACCAGCTTAAGTATGCATGTGATAGAATTAAGTACGACGAAGAAAGACAGAGAGAAGAGTTCTGGGGCCTCCTATGGCAGGAAATAGAGGTCTGGGAAACCATGAAACTCAAAGCAAATGAAGAGAAAGTACTTAAAGCTATTAAGATTTTGATCAAAGATCGCGATAATCCGAATCTAATTTTTAACAAAAAAGCTATTTATTTATATATTCGAGAGCTTACTGGTTTAAACACCAAACAAGTTGTGAATAATCTTAACAAGTTAAGAGAAAAATATAGACATTTTAAGTTTAAATGGGATGAGGGCAGATTTTGAAAAAGTTAGACCATTACTTGCAAGAAGCAGTCGATAACATTGAGAACGACCGCAAGATTACAAGAGAACTTCTCGATGATGTTGTTAGATATCTTAGTAAAGATGAAGCACGTCATCGAGAAGTTGGCTTGACTGCTTCTAAGTATGTGGAAACTCTACAACGCTCAAATGAGCAGCTTGTAAAAATTGCTGCTCTAATACAAAAGAACCAAAGCAAGGACACAGGCCTTTCTGACGCAGATAAAGAAGACATCTTTAATATGATTCAGGAGAAAGACTGATGGCCTACAAGACGATGAGAGAGGTGCTCGACAGCAATGTTGAGCTTAACCGAGGCTCTCTTGAGAGGTTTGGCCTAAGACTAGACGTAGAGAATCAGTTCAACTTCATGTTCCAGATTCAACAAGCAGTTGATAAAGTCTTTGAAATGTCTCTAGATGACCAAGAGGGTCCTCCGTATTATGCTGTTTGCCTTGCGTCGTTTGAGAATCCTACGGGCAAAATATCTAACAAAGTAGATCTTAAGAGACCGATCACTCAGGTTATTGCACGAGTTCCTAAGATCCATGGGTCTATTCCAAAGCCTTACGCAGTAGGGGCAGGGGGACTTGCATTCCAACAATATGTTCGTATGGCGATTGGCATGCACCCTACGTTCTATGCAGAGATATCAAATAATACTCCACTCCCTAAACCAGGAAATATTATTAAAGTAGATATATCTTCTGGTGATTCAAAATATGGCGAGTATCTTGGAATAATCGATTCATCTTCGATTGTTGACACCTGTGGAGAATTGTTTGCATCTAAATCAGTCGAGAACCCAGAGGCACTAAGGGCCGTATTGGGCGATGTTGGAGGAAGCAATGGCTCAGAATGAATCTGCTAGGGACTTCTCTGGCTTTTCAGAGGCTTTGAGAAAGCAGGCTGAAGGCACAGATGAAGAAATAAGGAAGAAAATAGCTTCTGGAGAGGCTTGCATTCTTCCCGGCCAGTTAAATACGCCTCTCTTTGAACCTCTTCCGACTTTTGATAAAACAGAGTGCGAAGAAGTTTATCCTTCTCAGAAAGACCTGTGGGGCAGGCATAGAATTGTGTTTGGTAGAGATAGAAGTGAGAGAAGTCATGGCAGTGGGTACGGTGGAATTGGTGCTACGACTGCTGGATCAATAGATATTGTTGTTGGCAGTGGCGGAAGTAAGCCTCTTCAAAAAGATATTGTAGGTCCTAACTTTATAACTGATGCTGCAAGGGTCCTTGTCTCACAGAGGACAGATATAGATAAAAACTTTGCCCTTCCTTTTGGCCAGAGTACGGGACTAAAAGCATCCGTAAACCGCTCCGCAGTTGGTATTAAAGCTGATTCGATTAGAATAGTCGGAAGGGAAGATGTCAGAATTTACACAAAGAAAAGAACTCCAACTAACCCCAAGATTGTAAACAGTGACACTGTTGTAGAGTACAATTCTAGAGGAGAAAAAATAGAAAGTGATGGCCCTGACCGTGGAATTCATCTTATCGCTCACGAAAAAACAGGGACAATCAAAGTTCTAAATCCGGTTATTCCCGGCAGAGAAGGCGCTCCTTCCCTATATACACTCAACCGACTCCAGCCAATGGTTAAAGGGGACAACCTCGTCATTCTGTTGAAAGAAATAATGGCCCAGATGGGCGAGATCATCACATGGGTACAGAACTTTACTAATTCACAAATGAAATTCAATAACTATTTAGCAACTCATACTCATGAGGTTGTAGGAGCCGCTCCTGGAGTTGCTATTCCAAACATACCTGTTGCTATCTCTTATGTGCAAGAACTGATTGATCAAGTCAATAACCATGTAGCTCTTGGTGATAAAAAGAAATTTGACTTTTCTAATGTTAATCAAGTTTTTCTTTCTCCTACTGGAGAAATTAATATACTTTCTAGGTACAACAAGACAAACTGAGGATATTTAGAAAATGCCACCAATTAATCCAAATGCAGGAAACACTCCACCAATCGTAGGAGACCCAGATTTTTCTGGAGGCAGTGGCACTCCTATTGGAGCAGATCCTCTTAACCCGACCGGAGAACAGCCTGAATGTCCACCCGGATACACTAGGAACATAATTACTGGAGAGTGTGTTTTAGATGTACGGCCAGGAGGCTCAAACCCTGCTATACCGGGCACTCCTGATACACCTGGTGGTGTACCTGATGTCCCAGACTATACGCCTCCTAATCCTCCTTTAATTCCCTCTCCTGATACTCCTGGGGAGCCGCCAGACGGTGGCGGAGATATCCCTTTGGAGTACGGTATCATAGGGTGTACAGACCCTTCTGCTTTAAACTACGAGCCAGAGGCCACGCGGCCCTGTGGTCAATGGGCTTATGTTACTGACGAGTTAGGAAACTTCATTGAGTCACCGAATGAAGGCGAAGAAGGCTTATTCCTAATTGAGTTTATAAATGGAACTCCCAATGAATGCTGCGTCCTACCAGGACAAGAAGGAGATCCAGGAGCTTCTGATGGCAGCGGAATAATAGTAGACTCTGAAGGAATAACGGCCTCCAAATGTCAGCCAGAGGAGCAGCCCGGTCAAACTCTGGATGGTTTTATTCAAACATGTATTCCTAATCTAGATGCTTTTGTCCCGAATTGGCTGACGATGGATGATGGACAAACATTTTTTAATAAAAGGACATGTGAGTACTCTATTGTAATGCACGCTGATCCTCCGGAGTGTAGTCAAGAATACCTTAATTCTTTCATACCTGAAGCGGTAGAAAGATTGCTCCGGTTTTACAACAAGGAAGAAATAACAGAGTTCAGTTCTGGCTCTAGGCCATCCGCAGAAGCATTGGTGCAAGGCGGTCTCTCTAGAGAAGGTTTGACTTTTGCGGGCTCTGCCGAGGTAAAGACTTTCTATATTTCTCCTAGACCACTAGAAAAGACAAGAGTTCTTGTAGTCGTTGGCGCTGAAGAATTTAACAGAATTCCTGAAAAAGAAGAAAACTATTCTTCGGCTCCCGTTACTGGGCTTCGCGTTGTTCCGAGTTATGTTGTATTCTACGGTTCCGAGATTCTTGATATTTTTGATAAAGTATCGAAATCATTTAGATCTTACGAGCCAAAGTACGCTGACTGGGTCCTTAAGACTGGTAAGATTATTAGAGGTCTAAATTTCTCTGCTGACGCGAACCGGATTGAGTCTTTCTACAAGGATCTATCCTTGTTCATCGGAGAGTCCGACCTATCCTACAACAAGTTGGAGACATTAGAAATCGGTTTTGATGGGACATACCAGATACAATATGTAAAAGTAAAAGAGCCCTACAGACCTGTGGTTACTTTGGAAAAGGGATTTGATGTCTTTGTTGCGAAGGCTAAAAATACGACCGTCTTAGCTTACATCTCCAGGCTCCCAGACATGTACAGAGATATTCTTTCTAGAAGTTCGGCATCTTGGTACGACTTAGTAAGTTCTTACAGATTTCCTCAAATAGAAGAGGTTTACGTTAATGACTTGACATCTCCACTTGTTGAAGGGAATGAAGGCATAAAAGCTCTCGCGGATGCTAGTTGTCCTCTGGAGGGAGGCGGATACACCCAGAGGAAGAACGCTGGTGAGTGGGCGCTAACACAAGTAAATTCAATTGGAGAAGCGTTACTCTCTCAGCTGCGAGTAGAACCTTGTGTTTTAGTTGATGGCAAAATTCTAGAGCAAAGAAACAGAGAAAACCTTGCCACGCAGGTTATCGACTTAACACTAAAAGAGTATCTTGCAAGCGACAGGATTATTAGTGATCTTCCCGAGCTTATTGCAAACGGCAGGTGGGACAGTATTGAAGAACTTTATACTGGTTTAATGGATAATTTAGGATATTGTGGCTTGATTGGCCTGATTCAATCTGCAGTGGACTGCTTGTTGAGTGCTCTAGGGTATGAAGATTCAATCAAAATTATTATTTCTTCAACAGTAAAGGCAATGGACAAAGAGGCATTTGCGGACTTCATTAGCAAGATGCCTTTGCCTTTGCAAGAAGTGATCGTGTCTGCAGTGAATGAGACAGCACCGCAACTGTTGCCGTTCTTGCAAAGTCTTATCACGGTTAGGGTTGTTGATGAGAACGACTTAGAAGTCCAGTCAGTAGTGGATACAACAACAGCTTATAGCTACACAAGTGCGGGCAGACTGCCTCGCCCAGAGGCTTTGGCGCGACCTAACCAAACACGCACATTCAGTGGGAGGATGGCTCAGCCGAGGTATGCCATTCCGTCAGCTCAGGATATAAAAACACTGAACGAAGTTGTTGTAGACCTTATAACGAATGATCTGCTGGGCATCGACCAGTTACTTTCGGTTATCGAAACTTTACCAGGAGCTCCAATAGTTATTTCTGCCCTAGAGAAACTAGACAAGTTCTGCGCTGCTCCTCCTCGTTTTTATCCACCTCTTAGCGATATACTGCAACTCCCTGGGTTTAACGTAGACATTTGTGAGCTTCAGGATGGTATTACGCTGGCTACTAAGCCAAGACTTCAGATGCCAAAACTAACCATCGCGGGTATCACGGATGTAGTAATAGAGAATGCGCTTGTTGCTCTCAAAGAAATTGCAAGAAGAGTTCTAATTTTGGTTCTTAGAAAGATTCTAGAAATTATCTTTGAAGAGCTTTGCAAACAAAGAGTAGGCTCAGACCCAACAAATTTGAGATCTCTGATGCAAGCAGGGTGCTCTGGCGGCATAGACGAAGATGTTGTAGGGCAAGCCCTAGAAGACATCGCCAACACTCTTGGTTGCTTCGCGGATAAAGATTCAATAGTAAGGTTTGTCGATAACATTTCGTCTGTAGTGACAGAGTGTGAACTAGTTGACCTTATAAGCGGGGAAGCCTCAGATTCAATCTACAACTTGGTGACGCAAATCATAGCAGCGGATCCTGTGACTGAACCCATGCTGGAGTGCTTGAATGATAGAGACTCTATCAAAGATTTCTTTAAGGCTATTGGACTCTTTATCGACACGAACACTTTGTGTAACATAGGTCCACTTGATCTGCCGTTCAGCCAAGAAGTGTGCGATGATCTTGGATTGCTAGATTTATTCCGAGACACAAGGGCGAGAGCTCTTAGAGAGAAGGGCGTGGATGGTGAGTGTATCGAGCAGCAACTTTGTCTCCTGAGAGATAAGACTATTGATGATTTGAGAGAACTCACAGACATGCTCAATAGTGGGGTTTTTGATAATATCTTACCTGACTTTATACAGGACATAGACAACCCGTCTAGCGAAGCTTTGTTGCCTGCTGTTAGTCCTGCTGAAACGCTTTCTTTACAGCTTGCGTTTGATTCAATGTACGAATCTCTTACGCTTAGTTACACACAGGATTTGATAGGAAGTCGTGGGTTCTTAAACATGTGCCTAGCAGACTCTAGAGGGCGCGGGTACAATCAGCATAAATCCCTTGAAAGGTCTATCCTTGGGCCGTCTGTTTTCAATGTGTACGGGTCTAGAGGAACTAGGTCCTATCCACCGTGGAACGAATGGGGTATCGGAGCAAACTCTCCTGCTCCACATAATGATTGGATCCAGGAGCCTATACAATATTCTGGTGGTAGGTTCTTGACTTTCCCGTATTTGTTTAACCCACTGGCTGCGATAGCGGACGAGCAAGGAAACTATCAGTTGGAGCTTAACGATCAGGGTGATGATGGGGATATATCGGTTAGCGGTAGGCCTCCTGCTGTTGGCGGGCTACCAGATAAAGTTGGTGGATACCTCCAAGATCAGCTGAGAACTTTGTCTCCTACATTTAACAAGAATAGCACTTACTCAACTATTCTACAGTGGGAGGACTACGATGAATCAACTGGTAACAGAGAATTCAATATAGAGGTATCCTATGATTATAACTACTCTCAATCAAATTCAACTTACGAAAGGGATTTATGTAGAATAAAAGTAGATACGACCATTAATCCACCCGGAGCACTGACTCCGTTAAGAGAGTCGGAGATTGCTTTTACCACAGAGGACCCAATACCAGAAGATATTTTAGAATATATTGGACTAATTGCTGGCGACAGACAAGGGTTACAGACTCCAGCAGATGTTTGGGGTGCTTTTATGGAGGCTAAAGTCAGACAATCACTCATAGACACTAGCTTGCTGGGTAACGAAGTATACGAAACTTTTGCTAACAACAGTTACAATGCGGTTAGTGAGGGCTTACTCGCTAGACTCGCAGAAGATATAGCAAAGGTGGATGTGTTTGACTATGGATATGATTTTGATTCGGTTCCTCAGATCATTTATTTCCATGAAGATCCGGGAGGAGAGTACGAAGGCAACATAGCTGCTGCAATCGGTAGGTACGGTGGTTCCGAGGCTAACCCTCCGTTTTACATCAAACAACCTGAAGAGTTCGGCTTTCTAAAGGTCGCAAATGCCATTGCCCCTGAGATAAAGAATTGTGAAGATGGAGTAACCGCTACTAGGTTCCCTAATTTCCATGAACTTCGAGATGTAGCCTCGGGCTTGATTGGGAAAATCAAAGATGATGAAAGACTATCTTACGCAAAGGGTAATATACTTTCTATTGTAGAAGCTCCTTTTGATCGTGCTTTGCCTGCGTCTGCGGTTGCTTTAAACGAATCTCTTATTTATGCAACATGCAGGACCTATATATCCGAAGTGCTTTTAAAGGGACTCCCAGTGTTCTATTTCTTGGTTCCGAAGTACCCTGACCACTACAGCAACATTTTGTCGGAGTTTGTGGCCCAGTCTTTGGAGCTAGGGCTGCAAGAAACAGGTCGTGGGCTGAGATATCTTAAAAACGCAAAAGATTATTATTATCTCTTCATGGAGCAGGTGGTACAGACTTTCATGACGAAAATAGATAGAAATCTAGTCGAGGATGTGTCGGAAGAAGAGTTTGAGGCATTAGAAAATATATCTAATTATGTAAGTGCTAACTGGCAGGGACATTTCTTCAAAAAACTAGATCCTGCCGAGACCAGAGAAGAGAAGCAAAAACGTTGGAGAGATATCTTTGAGGGCAGAGACGAATTTGTTCTAGAGAATGCTAGAGTTATTCTCAAGAGGTATATTGGTGAAGAGATTTCTAGGATGACATCTCTGTTCTCAACTGTCTTACCAAAGATGGGCGAGTACCCAATCGCTTCTATAGATGATATTATAATTAAGTCGCCTAATCGAGTTCCAACTCAGATAATTCCCGGTATTCCTCAGTGGGACGATGTGCCTTACGTCGCAGGCGCTGTAAATAATGATAGCGATGGTGGCCCTGTTGACGTTCCGACCCTTCAGTACTACGCTGCAAACTCGGGCGGGTCTAGCAATACGCTAGAACATCCACTTGACAGCATGAGTCCTGCCTTTGATGAACGTGGTTGGCCTTTCGTACTCGAAAGATATGTCACATATGCTGGAAATGAGATTACTCATCCATATGGAAGAATCATAAATATTTTTGACTGGCAAGACATCGCTGCCGGAACCTACAATATAGGTGACTTGAAGTTTGGTCTACGCTTGTCGTATGTTCCTTCTTCGTTCGAAAAGAATTCAATGGACATTGATTCAATACGTCAGAATACTAACAACAATATCGCCTTCTCTGAGAAAGCTTACTCGGATGTATTTAAGAATCTAATACCTCTTGTGGACGTTGAGGTGCCGGTAGATGCTACTGCATCCGTTTACGATCCAGCGATGTACGGAGATTATATACAAGCACTCATCTGTAAACTGATAGAAACTCAAGAGTACAGAATGACATTTAAGTATAACTTTCCACTACATCGTTACATGTCTTTGATGGCTGTTTACGTTTCCACTACTTTTGTACCGTCAATCGGCCAGTTGAAAGACGGTTGGGCAGCTACTGTTCTTGAGAAACGAGGCGGAGGACAGTGGATTGGGTTTGGCAAATTCGGTGGTATGAGAACGTGGAGAGGCAACGAGGGAACCAAGAAGTCATTTAGAAAAGCAAAAAGAAACCTTAGACAGATGTTAGAAGCTTCTTGTAATACTAATTACCTTTACAAGGATAGAGATTTGCCAACGCCTTCTGAAGCTTATGTGGACACACAGAGGCCGAAAGATGACAAGGGCTTTGGTATCAAGTGGTGGCAATGGAGTTCATTGCGTCCACCACCTTGTAAAGAGGACGAATAAATGGCTGGCTTTTCACCTAAACTACCACTCACACTAGACCCGGATGATGGGTATGGATTGACAAAAAGTATTCAAGAAGTAGCAAAACAAAACTTCAAAATGCTTGTCCTGACAAATCCGGGAGAGAGGATTATGGATCCTGATTTTGGCGTGGGCATCCAGTCCTATCTTTTCGAAAATAATGGTCCAGCGGTCTATACACAAATTGACGCAAGAGTGAGAGAGCAAGCCGCAAAGTACCTCCCGTTCATCCAAGTGCAGGATATCGACTTTAATACTCCCGATAATAATCCTGGCCTGAGCGAAAACTTTTTAGGAGTTTCTATAAAATACACTATAAAAAGATTAAACATCGGAGATGTTTTAGAAATTCCGTTAAATTAGAATAAATTACTATTTATTAGAAGAACTGGGAGAACCGTAAATGCCTTCTCGTAAAACCCCTATAAAGTATACAAGTAGAGAATTTGAGTCCATCAAGAGAGACCTTTTAGAGCACGCAAGAAGGTATTACCCAGACAGTTTTAAAGATTTTAATGAAGCATCTTTTGGTGCTCTAATGATTGATACCGTTGCTTATATCGGAGATATCATTTCTTTTTACCTAGATTACCAAGTAAACGAATCGTTCCTAGATACTGCTATAGAATACAATAATATTGTTAGGCTGTCAAGGCAGATGGGTTACAAATACAAAGCGAATCCGTCCTCGTATGGAACAGTTGCATTATACGCCATCGTTCCTGCCAGCACCTCTGGTTTAGGGCCTGACACTGCGTACCTCCCAATTTTAAAGAAAGGCAGCGAGCTAAGCTCGACGTCAGGCAATACTTTTATTCTAGATGAAGACGTAAGATTTGATGATCCTTCAAATGAAATAGTTGTTGCAAGAACTGACACCACAACAGGCTTGCCTTCTTCTTATGCAGTTAGAGCCTTCGGCAGAGTAGTCTCTGGTATCTTCGATACCGACACGGTAGCGATTGGATCTTTCGAGAGGTTCAAGAGAATTGAACTAAAATCACAAAACATATCCGAGATTATATCTGTCACTGACTCTGAGGGTAACGAATACTTTGAAGTAGAGAATCTATCACAAAACACGGTTTACAAAGAGGTTGTCAACAAAGG